AATAAGTGTCATTTGGAAGTTACAAAGAGAGAAAGCTGAGAGGCTAAAAAATGGAGATTATTACACCAGGCCACATAGTCGAGGAATTACAAAGGCTGACGAAAGAGATGGACAAGGGGGCTAACGCTCTCTACGATGCCGAGTGCAAGCTCGCAGATGCTGAGTCAGCTTATGACAGGGCAATTTCGCTATCCTTTATCAACAACTCTGGGACAGTAGCAGACCGGCAAGCTGTGGCTAAGTTGCAAGCAGTAGAGGAAAAGCTGAAGGCTGACCTTGCTAGGGCTGAATACAACAGGATCAAGACCAAGATGAAAACCCTGTCAGACCAAGCAACCATGATGGCTGTAATGAGCAAGAATGTCGAACTTCAGTGGCGACATGCCTAGCTGGTAGCCTTATCGCGTGATAGCCGAATCCTGCTCTTGTGGGGCCAAAATTAGAACTGATGATGCTCAGGCAATCAAGCTTGTCCGAGAATGGCGGCGTAGGCATACCTGTATAACCGACAACACCGACAACACCGACATTGTTGAGGCTGTCAACGGTGGCGTAGCAGACACCACAATCGTTTTAGGCTTTCAACCTGGTGAGATGCCAGCCAAGATTTACGATCCGTTCGATGACTAAAAAACAATTCCAGAAATACTTAGAGCGTGACCTTGGCTGTTGGCATTGTGGCACTCAAGGCGATGACCTGATACCTCATCACCGGCTCAATCGAGGGATGGGTAGTAAGAATCACCTAGCTAGTCAGCCAAGCAACATCATTCCGTTATGCGCTGAGGCTAACGGCTTGCTAGAGTCCAACGCTGGCTTTGCTGAGCTAGGTCGCAAGATGGGCTGGAAGCTAAGAAACCATGAAACGCCGACTGAAGTGCCTATCTTTGGGCATGGTGGCTGGTGGCTACTAAATGACGACTTTACAAAAGACTTGCTGGAATCAGACCCCGAATACTTTTAGGGTGCTACTGTAAAGCTATAACTGAATAAAAAAGATGCCCCCTAGAAGGTCAACTCCTAGAGGGCGTTGATAACCAACAATCTACCTGTTGGCATCATTACTAAGTGTAGTGTGCCAACCTAATTTAGGAGGCACATTTAGTGTTTAACTGGGAAAACAAATCACTCGCTGAGATTCTGCCGCACTACGGCGACAATATCTTCATGGCTGAGATGGACTACAAGGCTATGGGCCTTGATGCCGGACAATGGGCAATGCTAGTCAAGGAAGCCTTTGACACCAAGGTAGTCAACTCAACTGTATTGATGGTCATGCTCGACAGAGCAAGTGTCGCATGAGCATTGAAGCTGTATCGCTCGTTCTAAACCAATCCAAAGCAACTGGCAGGGCAAAGCTTGTGCTACTTGGAATTGCTAATCATCTTGGAGATCAAGGTGCTTGGCCTTCCATCAGCACATTAGCCAGGTATGCCAATTCATCAGAGCGTTCGGTAAAGCGTGACATACAAGAACTCATTGAGCTGGGTGAGTTAAAAGTTGAGGTGCAAAACGCACCCACTCGAACTCAATACAAAACCAATCTCTACTGGCTTACCATCGGGTCAGGGGTGACAGATTCGACATCAGGGGTGACAGACTGGGTAAGCAGGGGTGACAGCTCAGGTAAATCAGGGGTGACACCTGTTGGCACGCAAAACATAATATTAACCATCAAAGAACCATCAATGAAACAGGCTGATCTTGACTTTGATAATTTCTGGAAACTCTACCCAAAAAAGGTAGCCAAAGCCGATGCTCTAAAAGCCTGGAACAAAGCAACCAAAACCAAAACCGCTGAGAGGTTATTGGAGCTGACCAAAGCCTACGCTGAGGGAAAGTTGCCAGAGGATAAATACATTCCCTACCCTGCCTCATGGCTAAACAAAGAACTTTATGAGAGTGTTGAACTCGCTGAGGCCAAACCATTGCCTAAGCTATTCATCGGGAGGGTCAAGTGACACAATTTGAGCAGTCAGTAATCGGATCAATCCTGCTGACCAATGGCAAGGCACTAGAAGAACTTACGCTCAGCCCTGCCGACTTTGATGACCTGCAAAATGAACACATCTACAAAACCTTGCTAGAGATGAAGGCAGGTCGCCAGCCGATTGATGTGCTGACAGTTGGTGCTGCTTTACCAAAACTTGCGAGCCACTTACACGACATCATTACCGCTACCCCAACACCAGCCTCAGTCAAGTTCTACGCCAGCAAAGTAATCGAGGAAGCCACCAGGCGCAGACTCGCTATCGCCGGCACAATGATTCACAGCAAGGCTCAGCATGAGGATTTGGCAACAGTCTTTGACACAGCCAAAAAAGAAATTGATGACCTGATTGATCGCAACTCGGCAGTCAAACCAAGCTATGTTGCTGATGAGCTGTTGCCTTACCTTGATGAGATTGACAAGCCAAAGCACTACCCAGAAAGCCCTTGGCCTTTACTCAATGACATCATTACAGGATTCCGACCAGGTGCGCTTTACATTATCGGTGCAAGACCAGGCGTAGGTAAAACTATTGTTGGCTTGCAGATTGCTTGGGAGCTATCAAAGCAAGGCCCTGTATCTTTCCATAGCCTTGAGATGGGCAAGAGCGAACTCTACAACCGCATAATCAGCATGGAAGCTGAGGTTTACATCGGCAACATTGAGAAGGGAAACCTACAAGAGTGGGAGTGGGACAGGATTGCCAAGGTCAGGCAAGAGATCCAATCGCACCAGCTTGCTATCCATGACAAGTCAGGCCAAAACCTTTTACAGATTAGGGCGCTCGCAAACAGCGTGAAGGGCAACAACAGACTAGAGGCGATTGTGGTGGACTATCTTGGATTGATTCAAGACACCGAAAAGGGTCGCAAGCGTTACGAGATGATTACAGACATCAGCATAGGACTCAAGAACCTAGCTAGAGATTTGAATGTGCCGGTGATTGCACTAGCCCAGCTCAACCGAGGCCCTGAGCAGCGCAAAGATTCCCAGCCTGACATGGCTGACCTAAGAGATTCAGGTGGTATTGAGCAGGATGCTGACTCAGTTATCTTGTTGCATCGTGTCCAAACTGAGGATGACCAGTTCGAGTGGCAAAAAAGCCAGATGATAATGAAGGTAGCTAAGAACCGACATGGTGGACTTGGAGAAGTCGCACTCAAGTTCGAGGGTCACCTTTCCAGAGTGATTGGCTAAGCTTATGGGGTGGATGACAATGTGGCACTCTGTTGCCGATGTGGAGCAACTTGGAAGGTCAATACGCATAAACGAAAGCGTAAAGACCTCAAGTGCCAATCCTGTCGGATGCACCGAGCCTTGGTCATCAAGTATGCATCAGAGAAGTGCATCCCTTGGCAGGGCGATTTTGACAAGGCTACTCTCACCATCCCAATCTTTGACGGCAAGCCAGTCCTACCTGGCACTAGAACTTGTGGGCATCTCGACTGCACCAATCCCAACCATGTCGCTGGTGACCACTAGAGTAAAACAACAAATCGAAAGGAAATAAAGAGATGGCAATAATCAAGGTAAAGGGCGCGATCACCAGAGTCTTCTACGAAGGCAAGGGCATCGAGGTAACCGAGTCCTATGAAACCAAAACAGGCGACACCATCAACAAGCGTTACACAGTCTGGCTAAAGCAGCCAACCACGCTTGAAGCTGGCGACACAGTTCAGGTCGAGGGGCTATACAGCTCAGAGATTGACAACTGGACCAACAAGGAAGGCGAGGCAAAGCAGTCCATCAAGGTAAGCATCAACAACCCCTTGGTAGTCCCAGCAGAGCCTCTAAACATCATCAAGGGAATCTTCGAGCCGACACACGAGCCAAGTCCCTTTTGAAAAATCTCCGTTGGTTATTCCCAGCCGTCACCGCCGGCATACTAATAAACCTATCTACGCACTCAACAAGCGGTTTAGATTGGTTGGGAATAACCTTCGGTTTGCTTTACACCTGGGCTGCCATAATGGGAGCATGGGAGCTGTATGGCAGAGGTAAGCCTTAGCGTTACCGGTGACCCAGCCAGCCAAGGATCACACGCCATAATGCATGGCAGGATTGTCCAGGTCAATAGCTCAAAGCACAAGGCTTGGCGTAAGGCCATAGTCCAAGAAGCAATCGCTACTTTGCCGGATGACTGGCAACCAATAGACGAGCCATGCGAGCTTATCGTCAACTTCTATCTCCCCAAGCCCAAGACAGTAGATCGCCAGCTACCCAGCGTGTCGCCTGACCTAGACAAGCTCATAAGGGCAGTAGGGGACAGCCTGACCGATTCAGGCGTGGTCATTGATGACAGCCGAATTGTCCGAATCTCAGCCCGTAAGCTCTACGCCGAGGGCATCGCGCCAGGGGCCACAATTCAGGTCAAAACCCTCAACTAGCCCTTTAGGGCGACACGCCGATAAACAGGGAAATTTGCCAAAATTGCCAGAAAAAGGCAAAAACTGTGCTATTCTTTTCTTACGGCCCAAGGGGGGCCAGAAAAGAGGAACCAAGTGAACACTTACACATACATCACCAGAGAGTACTTTGTTGGCGAGTGGAGAGATGTCAAAGCTTCAATCCAAGCAAAAGCAGGAATGAAATTCGTTGTTGAGTGCATCTCAGAACTTGATAAAGCAATCAGATGTTTTGAAACTCATGAGCAGGCCAAAAGGTATGGAAAAAGATTCAATCTGCAAGCCTCTCTAAAGGACGTCGGTGCTACTTACCAGATTATCGAGCTGGCATAAATGAAAACCATAATCCTTTACCTAATCTCACTAACCGGCATCTTGATTGCAAGCTGGCAGATTCAAGAGATACACCTGGGCTGGGGTTACACCCTCGGCGTTGCAGGCTTGATCCTTGCTTTCTTTATAGCAGTCAACGCACTAACAAAGGACACTCGCAAATGAATGAGCAAGAACTAGCTGAGCAGATTATTGTCGAGGCTCAGAGGTGGACTCAAAACCAATACACTCTCCAGGTTGGAATACCCTTTAGAGATTCAACAACTGAGAACGAAGCCAAGGCTCGCATTGAGCTAATACAACACATCAAACAAACACTAAAAGAGATGAGAGAAAATGCCTAACTATAATCCAGAGCCACTTGAGTTCGCAGTCACCGACTACAACCCTAACCAATACAACTTTGGTGTTGCCAAGTCAGACGGAATCTACATGGGCAGGATGCTTATGAAAAACGAGGTGCTAAGTCTTATCAAGGCAGCGTATCCAATCCCAACCAAGGCAATCGCCAAGGTCATTGACATCGTGGACAGCATTGAAATCTATGTTGACCCTCAATACAACATTTCATCGAGGTAGCCATGAACCTGACACCCTACGCAGAAGGCTTTTACGCCGGCATCCGTCACCAGCGCAACAACATCCTTGACTTTGTGTCTATCCACTTGGATCAGGGCTACATGGTTACAGCTGCGGACATTGTTGACGAAATAAACGGCCAGTATAAAAAAGACATGAACCAGCAAGTAGATGCCATGATGGATGGCACCCTTGACAAGCTAATCCGCAACCTAGATGAGCTGTCCTACACAATCAGCAACATCGAGAGGCAAGCACAGGAGATAGTTACCGAGGTGAATAAGAACCTATGAAGTCACCAATAAAAGGCGTACACCTAAGCACTAGCTTTGATGCCACAGTCCTCAGATACTTTGACGAGAACGCAAAGCTACTGCTCTCGAAGCACAATGACTATGGCCCTACTAACATCAGCAACGCACCTGGTGGACCTATCAACGGCCTACGAGTCAGGATGCATGACAAGTTGGCAAGGATCAACCACCTAACGGATTCCGGCAACGCACCTGAGCATGAAGCATTGCGAGATTCTTTCATTGACCTTGCAAACTACGCAATTATCGGTTTGCTGGTCCTAGACGGAGAGTGGCCTGAGAAATGATTGGATGGCGACCTAACCGAGAAGAATCGCGAGCGCGGAAACTGACTGAGGCTTTTGGCAGAGGCTTTGCCAAGGGTTATGTTCAAGGGACAAAAGAAATGGCTGACTACCTGACTGAGCAGATTATCCACGCAATCAATCAGGATGCAGTCCTAAGAAGCACAGTAGATGTTGACACCATTGAAAGAGTGGTCGAAATTATTGAGGCGGTGAGGGACATTGGCAAAACACAGAGCTGAGAGGCAACCGATCAACTGGCGCATCATGCGAGTTCATTGGGCATACAAGACACTAAGAATCAGGCGAGCCTTCTACACCTTCCTGTATAAGGTGTCGCGATGACTCACTTTACTAACGCAGATGAGCGTGAAATCTTTGATGCTATCTTGCTGCTCAAGGATGAGAATCTAGTCTGGTCAAGCGACCTAGAAGCAATAAGGCGCAACCTTGCCAGATTATTAGAAAGAATAATGCAAGTCGAGTGGCACTACCTTGAGCCAGAAATCGGCGACTTAGCTCTAAACTTGATAAGAGAAACTGAAAGGGAAAACAATGCTCGAAGGACTAGCACCACAGGTGAAGAAA